CGAATTCCTTGGCCTCGCCTTCGTTGAAATAGAAACCCTCGCTGCCGCCCTTAACCGCGCCAATGACGGGCAAATCGCGCTGACTCTGGGCACCACCCAACGTGCTGGGGCGAGGCGTTACTGGTTCGCGCCGGTGTGTCACGGTTTGGCCCTGTTCGATGCCGGCAAGCTGCAATACGCCGCCGGGCTCGGTACCATGCTGGCTGAACAGCGCGTCAAGCTCGCGGGCGAGTTCGAAGGGCAGGAACCGCCGCTTGTAGCGATCCTCGTAATGCTGATAGCGCGTGAGGCTCCAGCCCAGCGCTTCCGATACGGAGCGCATGGTGAGGCCGGCCTGTTCGCGCAATTCCTTCAGCCGCCGGGCGGCCTCCGAGATTTCGGTCATTGGAAACTCCTTATCGACCATTCAGCTGTCGGGCGCGAACGAAGCGCGCACCGGCGGGTCGACCCATCACGGCAATATATGTACGAATAATACGTTTTTAAAGCTTGACGGCGTAACCAAAATATGCGTATTATCGCATAATCCTAGTACGCGCAAAGCCTGTCAGCGGCCACCTCGGCCGATTGGGGAGGAAATAATGGAACAAAACAGAAACAAAAATCAGCCGGCGATCTGGGTGAGCATGCGGCGGTGCCTCAATTGCGGCGGCAGTTTCGTCGCGCTCAGCCCCTATCTGCGGGTCTGCGATCTCTGCAAGGAGGGTGAGGAATGGCAGAGCGGCAACAGCGACATCGTCGGCCACCAACCCAAGGCCGCCAATGACAATTGATCCCCGAGAAGAAGGAGTGAATGCCATGGCCGAGATCGTCGATTTTCCGCCGAGCCCTACGATGCGTCCGGAACAGGCCGTCGGTACCTGCCTCAAGACCAGATGGTCGCAGTTCCTGGGCATCGGCATCACCGAGGCGGGCGAGTTCGAGGTGGTCAACAGCGACATGACCGCCGAGCGTGCGCTGTGGCTGGTGAAGTGGGCCGAGCGCTGGGCGATGGGGCTCGACGAAGTGGAGGAGATCGAGGGATGAGAGCTTTCGTCACGACGAAGCGCGGCAGGCCGCGCCGGGAAGAGGCCGCCAACGACAACACGCCAGATCGCGGTACCGCGGAATTGCAGATGAAGCGTGCCGTCCTGGCGCAAGGTGCGGCAGCGGAATCGGCGACACATCCACTTGACCTGCTATTGGCACATGGCCTGATCGACGCGGCAGAAAGCCGCGCTGGCCGGCATTATGCGGCGCTGTATCGCCGCGTCATCGGTCGCACGGAAATGAGCTATGGCCGGCTCTATGCGGGGCTTGCCGGTGAAAGCCGAGGGCGATCGACGGATGTCGCGCGCGATCCCGTTGAGGACGAAGCCGATCTTGCAATCGCGCAAGCCTTGTTTCGCATGGCACAAACAGCCTTGCGCAGCGAAGGCGCGGTGGTCGCCGGCATCACCGAACGCCTCGCCGTGTTCGGCGCCTTTCCGGATTGGCTGCTGGCGATGGATGCGACCGCCCTGCGCGAGCGCAGCCATTTGCGCCGGGGGCTGCAGCAGCTGGCGTATGTTTTTCAAAGCAGCAAAGGGAGATGTGCATGACCAAGGCAAGTGCGTTGCCGGTCGATCAGCTCGAGACCCTCGCCCGCCGGCACGCCAAGCGTGCGCTCGCGGCCCTCGCAGAGGTGATCGACAACGAGGAGGCGACACCGGCGACACGGATCTCGGCAGCGACGGCGATCCTGCAATGGGGCTATGGGCGCCCCGGCGGCAAGCCGAAGCCGGGAGAGGCCGGCGAACAGCTCATTCGCCTCACCTGGGGCAATGATACATGAAGGGCAAAAAAGAGCTTGACGATCTAGGAATATTTTGCTAGTATGCAAATATAGACTGCGAAACAGCGCCCCGGTGAGCCGCCAAGGCTTAGCGGGGCGTTTTCATTTTCCGCTCCTTCCTCACCGGCAGAAAGCAGCAGGCGCAATGGCCAAGGCAATGCAACGTCAGGCAGCCAAACCGAGGCCGCTTGACGTGCATCTCTATGCGCCGCGTCCACATCAATCGGCCCTGCATCGCACTTTGAAACGTTTCAACGTGCTGGTGGCGCATCGGCGTTTCGGCAAGACGGTTTTCTGCATCAACGAACTCATCGCCAAGGCGGCGGCGAATACGAGCAAGGACGCGCGCTATGGCTATGTAGCGCCACTGCTCACCCAGGCTAAGGATATCGCCTGGGCTTATCTCAAGCGCTTCACGGCGCCGATCCCAGGCATTGAGATCAGCGAAACGGAATTGTGGGTGCAGCTGCCCAACGGCGCGCGCATCCGTCTTTACGGTGCGGACAATGCCGATCGCCTGCGTGGCCTCTATTTCGACGGAATCGTGCTCGACGAATATGCGCAGATGAGCCCGCGCGTGTGGCCAGAGATCATCCGACCGATGCTAGCCGATAGACAGGGCTGGGCGCTCTTCATCGGCACGCCGATGGGGCGCAATCATTTCTGCATGCTTTACGAACAGGCGATGAGCGATTCCGACTGGTTGGCCAAGCGCTTTCCAGCGAGCGAGACCGGCATTCTCCGTGAAACGGAACTCGCGGCAGCCAAGCGCACCATGTCGACCCAGGCTTTCGCGCAAGAGTTCGAATGCAGCTTTGCCGCCGGCGTGCCGGGAGCTTATTACGCGACGTTGCTCGAGCAGGCCGAACAGGACGGCCGTATCGGTCGGGTCCCCTGGGAGCCGCGTCTGCCTGTGACGACGGCCTGGGATCTCGGCATCGGTGATGCGACGGCCATCTGGTTTGCGCAAGTACTGGGGCAGGAAATCCGCATCATCGACTATTACGAGGCGAGCGGAGCAGCGCTGGCACATTATGCCAAACAGCTCGGCGACAAGCCCTATGTCTATCACGATCATCTGCTGCCCCATGACGTATCGGTGCGCGAGTTATCCACCGGCCAGACGCGACTCGATACTTTGCGCAGCCTCGGACTCAAAGTTCGTGTCCTCACCGCCGATTCGGTCGAGGATGGCATCGAGGCGGTACGAAACCTGATCCCGCGCTGCTGGATCGATGCGCAAAAATGCACGCGGGGGCTGGATGCGTTGCGGCTTTATCGGCCCGAATTCGATACGCGGCGCGAAACTTTCAGTGTGCGGCCGATCCATGACTGGACATCCCACGCCGCCGATGCCTTTCGCTATCTGGCGCGGGGATTGAAGCGGCCGGTGCAGCCCATATCGCAACAACGCGCTCTTGGCGATTACAGCCCGTTCACCTGGTAGTGGACATGAATATACGGAAGCTCTCGCGCGATGATCTCTTCGACATCGCGACGGCGATGCGGGCAGCCGATCGACGTGAAATATTCGCGACCCGCTTTGACGAAGATGCGGGCTCGCTGGTCGATGATCTCATCGCTGGCGATCCCATAGGCGCGGTGATCGCCGCTGGTGATGGTGCAGCTGTTGCAGCCATCGGCGGCACGGAAATGTGGCCGGGCCTCTGGTCGCTGTGGATGTTCGCAACGGATCGCTGGCCGGAAGTGGCGCGCATTGGAACACGCTTTGCGAAGATGGAATTGTGGCCGGCGTTGCTGGCCCTGGGACTGCGGCGCGGCGAATGCCGGTCAGCAGCCGAACATGGAATCGCGCATCGCTGGATCCGCCACCTCGGCGGTGTTCAGGAATCCATCCATCCCGCTTTCGGAAAAGGCGGAGAGACCTTTATCGGCTTTGTCATTTATGGAGAGACAGAAAATGTGCGCCACCCCGAAACGCCGGCCGCGGAACCCCACGGGTAGCGGCAGCCGCACCCACAGCAACAACGCCGCGCCGGCAGCGAACGATACCGTTGCCGATACTGCCGCGGAAACGGAGCTTCGTCGCCTGCGCTCGCTCTATGGACGCCGTGCCACGATCCTGACGCCGGAACGCTCGGCTTTAGGGCAGGCGCCGACGGCGCAGAAAAATCTGCTGGGCTCCTAGGCGGGTAAGGATCCTCATGGACAATATCGCCGACGACCTCATTCGCCGCCAGGAAGCTCTGGCCGGTGAACGCGCAACGCTTGATACGCTGTGGCAGGAGATCGCCGAACTGATGAAGCCGTTGCGCGCTGATTTCACTTTTCAGCGCGTGCCGGGCGACAAGCGAACGCAGAAGATCTTTGACGCGACGGCGGGCCTCGCTGCCGACAATCTGGCTGCCGGGCTCTGGGGCATGATCACCAATGCCGCCAACGACTGGTTCACGCTGCGCTCGGATCTTCCGGAAAGCGAGGAGACGCAGGAGACCAAGGAGTGGTTGGATGATGTGACGCGGCGCATGCAGGGTTCCTTCGCTGCCAACGGCCAGCGATTCTATGCCCGCGTCATGGAACTCTATGCCGATCTCGTCACCTTCGGCACTGGGATTTTCTATTCCGAGGAGGATGCGGCAACGGGGCGTGTGCACTATTCCTGCCGGCATCTAGCCGAATGCTTCATCGCCGAGAACGAACGCGACGAGGTCGATACCGTCTTCCGTCGCTTCAGCTTCACGGCGCGACAGGCACATAAGCGTTGGGGCGACAAATGCCATGCGAGCCTGTTGCGCGCCTTAGAGAAGGAGCCGGATCGCCGTTTCACTTTCCTCCATGCGGTCATGCCGCGGGAAGATGTGGCGCGAGACCGGTTTGATCCGGCCGGGATGGCGTTCGCGTCATTCTATCTCGATGTCGAGAACCGGCTGCTGCTCTCGGAAGGGGGTTATCACGACTTCCCCTATCAGGTGCCGCGCTGGTCGACGGCATCACGTGGGCTCTATGGCGACAGTCCGGCGATGTTGGCTTTGCCGGACGTAAAGATGCTCAATGCCATGTCGAAGACCACCATCGTCGCGGCACAAAAGGCGGTGGATCCCCCGCTGCTGGCTGTCGATGAGGTCGCCGTCCGGGGCCTGCGCACGCATCCCGGCGGCATCATCTATGGCGGTCTCGATGAGAATGGCCGCCGGCGCTACGAACCGCTGCACAGCGGCGGCAATGTGGGGTTGGGGCTGGAACTGGAGGAGCAGCGCCGCGAAGCCGTGCGCCAGGCATTCCATTTCTCGCTGCTGATGATGGTGCAGCAGCCCAATCAGACGGCCACTGAAGTGCTGGCGCGGCAAGAAGAGAAGCTGCGCCTGATGGGGCCGCATCTGGGTCGCATCCAGGCGGAATTTCTCGACCCACTCATCCGTCGTCAGTTCGGCATCATGCGGCGCGCCAACCTGCTGCCGACACCGCCCAAGCAGTTGCGGCAAGGCGGTATCCGGATCGAATATGTTTCGCCATTGGCCCGCGCACAGCGTGCGGGAGAAGGTGCTGCAATTGTGCGAGCGTTGGAATCGCTGGCACCGCTCGGCGCCATCAAGCCGGAGATCTACGACAATATCGATGCCGACGCCGCGGCACGGCTGCTGGCGCAATCCTTCGGTGTTCCCAACAATCTGCTGCGCACGCCGACCGCTGTGAAGAAGTTGCGGAAGGACGCTGAGAAGGCGGAAGGCGCTGGTGCTGCCAGCGCGGGTGCGCTGCCGGCCGGTATGGAGGGCCTCGGCGATCTCGGTGCCATGCTCTCAGGCGGCGGTGGTCAATGAAGGCCGGTGTGACCTGGTTACTGCGCCTCCACGGCAGGGCGCGGGCGCGGCGGGTTGCGGATGCCTATCGCCGGCAACTAGCGGCAGATGACGGGTTGGGTCGGCTGATCCTCTCCGATCTCGCGCATTATTGCCGGGCCGGGCAAAGCAGTTTCGTGGCCGGAGACCCGCATCAGACGGCCTTCAACGAGGGCGCTCGCGACGTTTTTCTGCATATCGCGGAAATGTGCGGCGTGACGCCACAGGATTTTACCGAGCTTCTTGAAGAGGTGATCGATGATCGATGAGAAGACGCAGCCCGAACGCAAAGAGGATGCCGGTTGGCGCGCGGGGCTGGAGGAGGATCTTTCAGAACTGGTGCAGCAGAAGGGCTGGCGCTCGGCCAAGGATGTGCTGACCTCCTATCGCAGCCTTGAGAAGATGTTGGGCGGCGATCGCTTGGCTCTGCCCGGCAAGGATGCCGGACCGGAAGCCTGGGCACCGGTCTGGGAAAAGCTCGGACGTCCGGCTGACGCCACGGGCTATGCGCTGAGCGCCCCGGACGGCGCGGATTATGATGGCCCGACCGCAGAATGGTTTCGCGACGTCGCTTTCGAACTGGGGCTTACGCAGATTCAGGCCCAAAGGCTGCATGATTCATTTCTGGAGCGTTTCGGGGATGCAGCGGCGTCGCAGGCGCCACAGGAAGACGAACCGGATCTCAAAGCGCTCTGGGGGCGGCAATATGATCGCAACATGGCGGCGGCACGACGGGCCTATGGCAACTTCGTCGGCGATGAGGCGCGTTTCAATGAAATCGCCGACGGCATGGGTACCGAGGCATTGCTTGATCTTCTCGCCAAAGTGGGTCGCGCCACGGGCGAGGACAGCATGACGGGACGAGCCGAGGCCAGAACCGGCGGTCCACGCTCGGCCGCCGAAGCGATGAGCGAGATCGGGCGGCTGCAGGCAGCGGCGAAGGCTGATGCCAAGCACCCCTACACCAACAAGACACATCCCGATCATGCGGCAACAGTGAAGCGGATGGAGGATCTGTTCGCCTTGGCCTATGGGAAAAATTAGCATTCCCGGGACTTGCATATCAGGCTGTTTGTGGCAGTCTCCGGCGCCGTTCACGTTCCGGGGTTCCTTAGGATGAGATCATTTCGCTGGCTGCCGCTCGTCGCCGTCCTTCTGGCCGGCTGCGTCAACATCGATACCAGCTTCCTTCCCAAGACCAATTCGATCGTGGTTGATCACGTCGAGTTCGGGCCCAAGACCTGGGCGGCCTACCAGCAATATCTGGCGGCGATTACGCCGGACGGACATGGCGTCTTTGCCGTTGCCAGGGACGGGCGGGGCGGCGAGTCCTGGATCTGCAAGACCGCCGGCTGTACCGATGACGGCCAGTTTGCCGCGAAGGCCGTGGCGCGCTGCCAGGCCAACAACCGCGGCCATACTTGCGTCGTTTTCGATATCGACCGCGTGCCGCAGATCAAGTTCACGCCGCCAAGCTAAGTCGGCGTCAAACGACAGACGTGAGTAACCCCGCTTCGGCGGGGTTTTCTTTTGCGCGATATTTTCAAAGCCCGGAGAACCGTGCGTTTCGCGGCCCGGCTGACGGCTCGGAAAGACGGCCGCCGACGGCGCGCGCCCTGCGCCGAGAGGTCTTGATTGGTTGGTCCGCGGATCGCGGGCCGCCCCGCCAACTCCGCGATGCGCGGCTGGTTGGGGTATCCGACGAGGCAACCTCATCGATCAAAGCAGTCACTTCCGACAACAGACAGAAGGAGTCGTGGACCCATGTCCTCGCAGATCCAGGTTGCTTTCAACAACCTCTACAGTGCCAACATCATGCTGCTGGTGCAGCAGAAGGGCAGCCGCCTCAAAGAAGCGGTGCGCCAGGAAGTGGTCGAAGGCGAAATCGCCTATTTCGACCAGATCGGTGCCGGCAGCGCAGTGAAGCGTCAGTCGCGTCATGCCGACACGCCGCTCACCGAAACGCCGCATGCCCGGCGCCAAGTGATGCTGGAAGACTACGAATACTCGGACCTTATCGATCGTCTCGACCAGGTGAAGACGCTGACCGATCCGACCAGCGCCTATAGCCAAGCCGCGGCGCATGCGCTGGGTCGCGCCATGGACGATGTGATCATCGCCAATGCCAACGGCACGGCGCGTACCGGCAAGACCGGGCAGACCAGCGTCGGTCTGCCGTCGGGACAGAAGATCGCCGTCGGTGCGGCCGGGCTCACACTTGCCAAGCTGCTGCAGGCCAAGGAGATCCTGGATGCCGCCGAGAACGATCCTGACGAGCCGCGCTTCATCGCCTGTCCGGCGAAGGACATCACCGTTCTCCTCTCCAACACCCAGGTGACGTCGAGCGATTACAACACGGTGAAGGCCCTGGCGGCCGGTCAGATCGACACCTTCCTCGGCTTCAAGTTCATCCGCACGCAGCGTCTGGGTACCACCAGCGGCGGCGATCGCGCCTGTCTTGCCTGGCGCCAGTCGGCACTGCTGCTCGCCATTGCGCAGACCCCGAAAGTGAAGGTGACCGAGCGACCGGACAAATCCTACGCCACGCAGGTTTATTGCGCGATGTCGGTCGGTGCCACGCGCATGGAAGAAGAAGGCGTCGTCGAGATCGCGACGCTTGCTTGATTTTTGGCGCGCGCAACTGCCGCCCGCCAACCCAGTTGCGCGCGCCAAGTCGCAGACTGAAATCAGATAGGAGAAAATCTATGGCTACTCAGTATGGCACCCAGATGGGTCGCCTGCGCAACACGTTGCCTGTGGATCTGCCGATGGCCGGCGATATCCATGGCCGCGTGCGCGTTTTCAACGAGAAGGTTGTGCTCGCCGCGCAGCCGACCACCGACATCGTGGAGGCGGCTCGTCTGCCCAAGGGCGCACGCGTGCTCTATGGCATCGTCAACAGCACTGTTTCCCTCGGCTCGTCGACGCTTGCCATCGGCATCGCCGGCAACACCGGCAAATACCGCGCCGGCGCCGTCTTTACCGCCATCGACACCCCGACATTGTTCGCGCCAGCGGCGGTCGCCGGTGAAGCACTGACGGCCGAGGAGATCGTCATCCTCACCATCGGTGCGGCGGCCCTGCCGGCCAGCGGCACGCTGCGCGTGATGCTGTTCTACACGCTTGATTGATGATTGCCGGAGCTTGCTGCCGTTTGGCAGCGAGCTCCGCTTTTTTCCGGAGCATGCGACCCCATGGCGATATCGACCGTTTCCATCTGCAATCGCGCACTCGACCTTCTCGGCGCCGATCCCATAACCTCGCTGGAAGATGGATCGAAGGCGGCCAATTTGTGCCAGCGCAATTTCGACCCGTCGGCGGATTCGGTTTTGCGGCTTTATCCCTGGAACGCGGCATTGCGACGCGCGCGCCTGCCGGCGCTGGCGGAGTTGCCGGCCTGGGGCTATCGCTATCAATACCAACTGCCGCAAGGGCCGGAGCCGGCTCTGTGCCTCCGCCTGCTGGATGTCGATAACGGCACGGATTTTCGCGTCGAGGGGCGCCGAATTCTTGCCGATTATGATGCCCCGCTCGACATCCTCTATATCGGCCGAATCATCGACAGCGCCAATTACGACCCGCTTCTGGCCGAAGCGATCGCTGCAAAGCTTGCCGTGCATCTCGCCGGCAATCTCACGGAAAGTGGTTCACGCATTGAAGCAGCCCGCGACTATCTGCGCACGATCCTTGCCGAAGCAAAGGCGATCGATGCGCAAGAGGGCGGCACCGCCGATCTGATCGTCGATGCCTGGCTGGCGGCGCGGAGCTGACGCCCATGTCCCGTGCCTCGCTCCTGCTCTCGACCTTCAATGCCGGGGAATGGTCGCCGGAACTCTATGGCCGGATCGATCTCGACAAGTACCGCAATGCCTGCCGCCGCATCGAGAATTTCGTTTTGCTGGCGCAAGGCCCGGCGACAAGGCGACCGGGTACGCAATACATCGCATCGACAAAGGATGATGGTGTCGTGCGCCTGGTGCCATTCGAGTTCTCGACGGAACAGGCCTATATCATCGAAGCGGGCGCTGGCTATTTCCGCTTCTATATGAACGGCGGGCGTATCGAGACGACCCCAGGTGTTCCCTACGAGATCGCGACGCCTTACGGCGTGAGCGATCTCGCCGGTCTGAAATGGGCGCAGTCTGCCGACGTGCTCTATCTGGTTCACCCGCAATTTCCGCCCTACAAGCTGGCACGCAGTGGTCACACGAACTGGTCGTTGGGTCAGATCGATTTCTCCGACGGGCCCTATATCGACGAGAATGTCGGCCCTATCATGTTGACACCCGGTGCCGCCAGCGGAACCAATGTAACGCTGACGGCGTCGGCAAATCTGTTCGTTGCCGGAGATGTGGGCCGCCTCGTCCGCATCAAGCACGCCAGCACTTGGGGCTGGGGCAAGATCACCGCCTTCATCAATCCCACCCAGGTCAAGATCGACATCAGAAGCGCCTTTGGCGGTGCGACGGCGGTCACCAGCTGGCGGCTTGGGGCCTGGTCGACGGGAACCGGTTGGCCCAGCACCGTGACGTTTCACGAAGAGCGACTGTTCCTCGCCAACACCAAGTTGCAGCCGCAGACGCTTTGGGCATCGGTGTCCGGTGCCTATGAGAGCTTTGCACCGAGTGCCGCGGATGGTGTCACCAAGGACGATCACGCGCTCAACTTCACCATAGCCGACGACCGGGTCAATGCCATCCGATGGATGAGTGCCGGCAAGTCACTGGCGCTGGGGACGACGGGTGGCGAGTTCAATCTCACCGCAAGCTCGCTCAATGAGGCATTGACACCGATCAACGTCACGGTGCGACGCGAGACGACCAATGGCAGTGCCGATATCCGGCCGGAGCGGATCGGTGCCGCGGTGCTCTATGTGCAGCGCGCAGGGCGCAAGGTCTATGAAATGGCCTATAGCTTCGAGAATGATGCTTTCAATTCACCGGAACTCAGTCTGCTGGCTCGGCATCTGACGCTAAAGGGGATCAAGGAGATCGCCTATCAGGCCGAACCCTGGTCGGTGATCTGGGCAGTGCGCCGCGACGGAGCGTTGCTGGGTCTTACCTATATGCGCGGGCAGGACGTGGTTGGGTGGCATCAGCATCGTATCGCCGGTACGGCCACCAAAGTGCATTCGGTCGCGTGCATTCCAGGCAACGCCCAGGACGAAGCATGGCTCGCCGTCGAGCGTATCGTGAACGGCGTCGTGCGCCGTTCGGTTGAGCGCATGGCACCAGCTTTCGAGCCGGAAGACGCCTTCGACAAGAAGGGCGCTTTCTTCGTTGATGGCGGACTGACTTTCAACGGTGCTGGCACGACCATTCTGACGCCGGACGCTGCGGCCATGATCGTCGGCAGCAACAGCGTGCCCTTTGCTACTTCGGCGCCCACTTTTGCCGGCGGGGATGTCGGTCGGGAGATCCAGTATTCCTATCCGGCACCTGGCGGTGAGGGATATCACGTGGCGCGAGCGCGCATCACGGGGTTTGCCGACGCCAGCCTTGTGACGGTATCCATCCTGGCACCTTTCCCGAGTGCTGCACCCATTGCCGCCGGGGCCTGGTCGCTGGGGGCGACGTCAATCCAGGGCCTGGGTCATCTGGCCGGCGAAACGGTGACGATCCTCGCTGATGGGGCGACGCATCCGCCCCGCGTGGTGGCGCCCGACGGCAGCGTCAACCTGGAACGGCCGACGGCTTTTGCTCATGTCGGCCTCGGCTATACCAGCCGGCTCAGCACCATGGATATCGAGGCGGGTGCGCTGGATGGCAGCGCGCAAGGAAAGAGCCGCCGCATTCACCGGGTCATTGTTCGCCTCAACAACAGCCTTGGCATGCGCGTGGGTGCCACGGAGCTGGGCAGCGAGGATGTGGTCTTTCGTGCCGCGCGTACGGCGATGGATCAAAGTCCGCCGCTCTTTACGGGCGACAAGGTGGTGGCCTTCCCCAAAGGCTGGGCCACTGAGGCCGTGGTGACGGTCCTGCAGGAGCAGCCGCTCCCTTGCACGATTGTCGCTCTGATCCCGCAGCTTACAACGATGGATGGGTGAGATGTGCAGTACAGCAGCCGCCATGGCGGCAACGATGATCGTTTCCAGCACCGCCAAGATGGCGTCCGATGCGCAGCAGGCTCGCCATGATTCACGCGAGCTTGAGCGCGAAGCCAAGGTCGCTCGGGCCCAAGGCGCCGAGCAAGAGCGCAAGTTGCGCGCCGAGCAAGCGCGTGACCAGGCCAAGCGCCGCGTTGCGGTGCTGAAAGGCGGCGTCACCACCGAAGGCTCACCCACCGATATGATGTTGGACGCAGCCCGAGAAGATGATGTCGAGGCGCGCTGGGCGCGGTTCGGCCAGACCGAGGCAGCGCGCGCAAAGGAACGCGACGCCCGCAATCGCCGGCGTCAATCCGTGCTCGACCATCTTTCCGGGACCAGCAGTCTCGGCACCAATCTCATCAGTCTGAGATCTTGAAAGGACAACGTGATGACGACAGCAAAGGACTTGGAGACCGCCATGCAGGAAGCGTTGGCTGCTCGCGGATTGCGGCCCGCAGCGGGTGCGCAGCAGGTGTCATCGGCACCACAAAGTGATTCTCGAGGTGCCTTGGCAGCACCTGCCGCGCCGGAGCACTACCAGATCGCGGTGCCACCTGAATTTGAACGAGATGCCGCCCTAGAGGGGAAGGCGCGGCAATGGTTCCATCGTGCCGGGCTGCCGCAAGGGGCGGTCAACGGTATCGTCGATGCCTATTGTCGTCAGCTTTGCGGTGATCCCGCGGCTACTGAAGCACCGCAGGCGGAGGCCGAGCTGATGCGGGAGTGGGGAGCCGATTATCCACGCAAGATCGCTGCCGCCCAGTCGCTCATCGCCAAATGCGGCGGCGCCGAGGAACTGGCGGAGATTTTCGGTAGCACGGGTCTCGGCAATGACGCATGGCTCATCCGCACATTAGCGGCGATCGCGGAGATGGATCCGCAGACCGGAGCTGTGCGATGAGCAGCGCGGCAGCCGAGAAGGTGACGGGCGCGGTGCCGGCGAATCTTGCAGGATGGCGCGCTTGTGCCGCGGGTCTTTGCGCGAAGCAGGCGGAACAGGCGGCAGAGCGGACAGATCTTGCGACGCGTCGACAGATGCTGGCACTCGCGGCGGCGACCGGCGACAGTCGTGCACAGAAGCGCATTGAGCAGCTGGCCATGCGCGAGCAAGCGCTGGATATCAGTGCCGCCAATGTGGCGCAGGCCCTGGAGCGCGCTGAGCGGGAAATCGCTGCTGCGGAGGCGGCGTTAATAGCAGAAGACAGGGTCGCAGCCTTGGAGCTTCATGCTCAGCGCCTCACCGCGCGGTTGGCCTTGGTGGCAGCGATTGAGCAGCGCCTTCAAGAGCTGACACCGCTGCTGGCATCACTTGGTATCGCCACGCGTGAATTGACACAGAGTCACCTTGCTCTCGGCGGTGCGTCGGCGTCATTGCCGCCTTTGGCGACTGAAGCCGTCGGCGGGCGCCTCGCCGAGTTCATGACGGGTATCGGTTTTGCCGATTGGTTGCCATTGGCACGGCCTGAGATTCGTCCGGCTTTAGCGTCATGGCTGGAAGCCGAAACCACGGCGCAGGGAAATTACATTATCGCTGGCTAGACGCGCAGGCCGAGAGGATAGGACATGACACTTTCTACCACCACGTCCCGCATCACTTATGCGGGCGATGGCAGCACGCTTTCCTTCGCGGTGCCCTTCAGTTTCTTCGGTGCCGATGAAATCGATGTGATCGAACGAAGCGCAGAGACGGGCAATGAAACGCCCAGGGCGCTCACGACAGATTACACGGTCAGCGGCGGCGCAGGTGCAACCGGCACCGTGACGGCCATCGCCGCCCCGGACGCAACCAAGACCTGGACAATCGCCAGACGCACCAAACGCACGCAGATGGTGGACTACACGCCGAACGATCCATTTCCGGCAGAAACACATGAGCGTGCTTTGGACCGACTGACGGCGCTCATCCAGGAACTCGACGACAAGCTTGGCCGTGCCGCGGCATTGAGCCCGACCAGCCCCCTGATCAACGTCACGCTGCCGACCCCGGATAGCGGCAAACTGCTCGGTTGGCGCGGCGATGGCAGTGGCCTCGAGAACAAGAATATTCCCAACGCCACCACGATCTATGCGGCGATTGATGTGACGCGGGCGGGTAGTGTCACCGGCGAATCGGTGACTCCGCGCGGCTTGGCAATGCTCTGGCGCAAGGGCAGCGACATCGCCAGCGAAGCAGTCTTGTCAAAACCGGCTGACATTAATCTCGGCGGATATCACGTCGTCACCGGCACGACCACGATTGCAGGCTTATGGGGCGGCGAACAAGCTGGCGCCGAAATCGAGTTGCGCTTCGCAGCTGCGCTCACTTTGACGCACAACGGAACGAGTTTCGTTATGCCCGGCGGCAGCAATGTCGTGACGGCGTCCGGTGACGTCGCCCGCTTCCGTGCCGAAGGGGGCAGCAACTGGCGCTGTGTTTCAGCGCCGCCATCCTGGTTTGGACAGACGGCCGGCATCAGCCTGCCGACCAACGTGAAATCTGCCACCTATACGATGTTGGCAGGTGACAAGGGCGGCGAGATCAACTTCACGACAGCCGGTGTCACGCTGAATCTGCTGGCAGCGGCGACGGCCGGCAACGGTGCCGTGATTGGCGTGCGCAATTCGGCAAGCGCCGGCGACGTGACGATCGACCCGAATGGAGCAGAAACGCTGGACGGTCTTGTGACCCGCCTATTGCGGCCGGGAGATAATGTGCTGCTGCGATGCGACGGCAGTGGATGGCGAACGATTAGTGGTGCCTATTCCTACGAAAGCAGTGAGCAGACGCCCGCCGTGTCGACCGCCATTGCCGTGGCGCATGGATTGGGCACAAAGCCGAACCACCAGCGTGTCGTCTTCCGCTGCAAGACAAGCGAGGGCAACTGGGCGGTCGGCGACGAGGTCGACTACAACGCGATGATCTGGACCTACGGCGGCGGGATCGCAGCCGACGCCACCACCGCCATCGTGACGCTCAACCAAACTTACGCGCCCAACTTGTCGAACAAGACAACGGGCGTGGGCTTCACCATGACCTACGCCAATTGGAAGCTGGTCATTTACTGCAAAGATCTGCGAGGTTGATGATGCAATTTTTCTATGTCGCAGCTGACGGCCGATGCTTAGGGAGCTTTGACGGACCGCCGGCTACCTCTCCCTTTTCCGGCTCGCCTGTTGCCGTCGCCCCGGAGGACGGTGCCGAGCAGCGTTGGAACGGTTTTACTTGGGTCTGGCCGGCGGAAACGCTGCGTCAGAAGAAGATTGCGTCAATCACCGCACGCTATTCCGAGGCGCTGCACGCTGGGTTCGCTTATGCCGGCAAGATCCTGCAGATACGCGAGCAGGATCAAGCCAATCTCACAACAATGGGCAACGAAGCACGCTGGGCCAAGGCTGCAAATGGGTCTTGGCCATCCGACTTTGCCTGGCGCATGGCCGACGACAGTTTTCTCGGCCTTTCAACGGCCGACGCCATGATTGCGCTGGCAGAAGCGGCGAAGGCCGAGGTCTACCGCCTGCAGAGGGTGAAATGGCTGCATGTCGACGCCGTGCGTTCGCTTAGCCAGCCCGCGGATATTGCTGCCTACAATTTCGAAACCGGATGGTGAGGTGTGTGATGGGCGGATTGCATGAGACGTCCCAAGCGATTGGCCGGTTACAGGCGAGTGTCGAAAAGTTGGAACATGCCGTCGCACGTCTGAGCGAGCGCATTGAAGAATTGCAGCGGTTGCGCTGGCTGATGGTGGGAGCGTTGGTGGTGCTTTGCGGCATTTCCGGTGCCAGCAGCGGCTGGTTCGCCAAACTATTGGAAGTTGGCGCGTGAAATAGAGTGACGAACGGAGGGTGACGATGATCGAGAAACGGGTTGCCGCATTCGGCACGATCAACAAGGCCTGGGCCGCCGCGATTGCGGCTCCGTTGGCCGAATGGCTGGTCGGGCTGTTGACGGGCGCGTTGTGGGAGAGGTGGCAGATCGCCACGCCGGACAGCGCAAAGATAGCGATCGTATCGCTGATCGTCGGTCTCGTCGTCTATCACGTGCCCAATCTATCGGCTGAAGTGGCAGCCGACAGCACGGAACAGGCGGGAGCGTGACATGGTGGCTCCTACGCGCAGGATATCCGTGATCGTGCCCTTCTCCCTGGCCATTGCTGTGCTTGCCAGCTGTGCCACACCTGCCGGTCATCAACAGGGCGCAGAAGGAGGCGATCTGCGGACCCGTCTGGTCGCGGCCAATCTGTTGGCTGGTAGCCTGGCTGAAGGCTTCAACAGCGCCGTGCGCGCCAAAGCCGTTGAGCCCGGTAGCGATCGCGCATTGCTAATCGCAGTTACCCTGGATGCGGTCGAAAGGTCGCTGGATGGGGCGGGCACGGCATTGCGGGCCGGTCTGCCCGAGATCGCCGCGCGGCAGATCGGGGCTGCCGAATCGCAATTGGACGGTCTGGAGCCGATATTGCCGGATCGAGCATCAAGCGACGTAAGGGGAGAAGTGCCGTGAATGCTGCGACGATCGCCATCATTCTGCAGGGGGTCGCGGCACTGGCGCCCTATCTGGCGCAGCTTGGTGTCCTTGCCACCAAGGCCAGGACCGGAGAGGCCGTGACCGACGCTGATCTGCGCATGGCGGAAGAGGCCCGCCGCCGGGCCTTTGCAGCCTTGCGTGACTCGCTCACGGCAGGCGTTTTGAGGTAGGTTTCCCCCTGGGGACAAAATTCCGCTGCCGCCTTGTCGAATATTGCCTGTACGGCTTCGATCCTATAATGACGGCGGCAGCCATTTAGCTCGATTTCCCTGAGGGAGCCGTCGGCCGTCGTCATGGATCATCTCGACCAGCTTGAGGCGCAAAGCGTCTACATCTTGCGCGAAGCCTTCAACCGCATCGAAAAACTGGGCATGCTCTGGTCCCTCGGCAAGGACAGCAATGTCATGGTCTGGTTGGCGCGCAAGGCCTTCTTCGGCCATGTACCCTTCCCGGTGATGCATATCGATACCGAGAAGAAGTTCCCCGAAATGTACCTGTTCCGGGAAACCTACGCAAAAAAATGGGGCCTCAATCTCATTGTCGAGAAATGCCCCCCGGTTGAGGCAACCGACCCTACTTTGCCGCCCGCCGCCCGTTCGGCCGCGCGAAAGACTCTGGGTCTCCGGGATACGATTGCCAAATACGGCTTCACCGGCATCATAGCCGGTATCCGTCGCGATGAGGAAAGTGTTCGGGCTAAGGAACGGGTGTTCAGCCCCCGCGGCGAGAGCGGGGCGTGGGACTTTCGCGATCAGCCACCGGAATTCTGGGATTACTTCAACACCGACCTGCCGGCGGGGACGCATCTCAGGGTGCATCCGCTCCTTTCTTGGACCGAGCTCGATATCTGGCGCTATATCCAACGCGAGAGTATTCCGATGGTGGAGCTCTACTTCGCCAGGAATGGCAAGCGCTACCGGTCGTTGGGTGATCGCGACATCACCTCGCCGGTGATGAGCGAGGCGGCGACTATCGCCGAAATCATCGCCGAACTGGAGACGACACGCGCACCGGAGCGCGCTGGCCGTGCCATGGACCGCGAGACCGAAGACGCTTTCGAGCGCCTGCGCGCTGCAGGATACATGTAATGAGCACCGAAGCCAAAGCAGCGCGCGAGCTGATGCGCATCGTGATCGTCGGACATGTCGATCATGGAAAATCGACTTTGGTCGGCCGTCTGTTTCATGAAACGGGCTCTCTTCCCGAAGGGAAGTACGAAGCGATCAAGGCGATGTGCGAGCGACGGGGAATGCCTTTCGAATGGGCGTTTCTGATGGATGCGTTTCAGTCCGAACGAGATCAGGGCATCACCATCGACACGGCGCAGATCTGGTTCAAGACTTCTTTGCGCGACTACACAATCATCGATGCCCCGGGGCATCGCGAATTCATCAAGAACATGATCACCGGCGCTTCCAGCGCCGAGGCTGCGCTGATGCTGATCGATGCGGGCCAAGGCATTCAGCAGCAATCGCGCCTGCACGCCTTCCTGCTCAATCTGCTGGGTGTCAAACAGATCGCGGTCCTGGTCAATAAGATGGATTTGGTGGATTTCAGCGAAGATCGCTTTGCCGAGATCTCGCGTGAATACAGCTCTTATCTCGGCTCGCTCGGTATCAAGGCGAACTACATCATCCCGCTCGCTGCTCGCGATGGCGATAACATCGTCGCGCGTTCGCCGCGTTCGCCCTGGTACAAGGGTCCGACGGTGATCGAAGCGTTGGACAGCTTCCGACCGGCGGCACCGCTGTCGGCCTTGCCGCTCCGCCTGCCTATCCAGGATGTCTATAAATTCGACGACCGACGGATTCTCGCCGGGCGGATTGCCAGCGGCAGCCTCAAGGTCGGCGATACGCTGCTGTTTTCTCCGTCCAACAAGACCGCGAAAGTGAGCTCGATCGAAGCCTGGTCGGCGCCGTCTCGCGATATCGCCGAGGCGGGAGAATCGGTCGGGCTGACTCTCGATGAACAGCTCTTCATCGAGCGTGGCGAGATGGCGAGCCATGTCGATTCCGCGCCTGTTGAAAGCCATGTCTTCAAGGCGAAACTATTCTGGCTCTCGAAGACGCCTCTAAAGCTGGATGCTACCTATCGCCTGCGCCTGCAGACGCGCGACGTCAATGTCGCTGTCGAAAGCATCACGGCTGTTTACGACCCGGAAAGCTTCACGGCGCGGCCGAGCGATACGGTTGAGCGCAACGACATCGCCGAAGTGATCTTGCGTTCACCCGCCTTGCTCAGCCTTGATGCGGCGGAGACACATCCGAAGACGGGCCGTTTCGTGCTGTCGGACGGGCGCAATATTCTAGCCGGCGGCACCATCTCGCTCGACGGGTATCCCGATGAGCGGCGCTTGGTGACGGTGCGTTCCAGCAATATTACCGAAGTTGCTCACGGCATCACGGCGCCGCAGCGCGCGCAGCGTAACGGTCATCCAGGTGGTGTCTTGTGGCTGACCGGACTCTCCGGCGCCGGCAAATCGACGATTGCCATGGCATTGGAGCAGGAGTTGTTCCGTCGGGGCTTCCAGGTCTTCGTGCTGGACGGCGACAATGTGCGTCGGGGCCTAAGCGCCAATCTGGGCTTCGCCCCGGAGGATCGCGCGGAAAACATTCGCCGCATCGGCGAGGTTGCCGCCCTCTTTGCGGAATCCGGCCAAGTGGTCATTACGGCCTTCATCTCGCCCTATCGCAGTGACCGGGATCGGGCGCGTCAGGCGCTGGCAAAATCGTTGCCGAGCGGGCCTGCGGCAGGCGGCTTCCATGAAATCTATGTGAAGGCCGATCTTGCCACCTGCGAGGGGCGCGACCCGAAAGGTCTCTATCAGAAGGCGCGGGCGGGTGAGATTGCCGAGTTCACCGGTGTTAGTGCGCCCTACGAGCCCCCGGCCCAGGCCGAGCTCATCATCGACACGGAAAAGCTTAATATTGCCCAAGCGGTAGCGCTTGCCGTGAGCTATGTCGAAGGGCATTTCCGCAAGGTCGGTTGAGGTTCTGTGGGACCACTCTAAGGTACTGAAAATATTGCGATACCTGTGACAGAAGGGCGCGTTGGACCGGGCCTGGGCTGATTCGACTTGCGTCGTTTTTTTTGTCCGCCTAAGTTACTTCTGATAATAATAAATTAACGATTGATCGAGTCCGCGCCAGTGGACGCTGAAACAGTCGTCAGGGGGGCCAAGATCGCTTGGTCCGGTGTGCGTCACGCGCCAGTCGGCGTCGATGGATCTGAGGGGTTAGCGGATCGATCGGTGTTCGGGTGGCGGCTATGGGTCAATTGAGCGTCCTACCGTGGGGATGGGATCGTGGTAACCGGAAGAAGTCCTGAAAAATTGTCACTGCGTAATACCGGCGCGCGTCTCGCAGCCGCTCTCTCGAAGCATTTTTCGCCGCGCGAACTCATCGTGCGCAGCGATGGCAAGATCAAATATGTACGCCTCTCGACGCGCAGCCAGCTGGTCGGCGCCTCGCTGATCGGCGGCATTGCCGTGTTGTCGCTGGCGACATCGATTGGTCTTGCCATGCAGCAGGTCACGTTGCATGGACGCGACATCGCCGTGCGGGAGGCCGAGGGCGCCTATACCGGGCTTCTCGCCGAAGTTGCTGACTATTTCGACCAGTTCAAAGGCAGCACCGGCAAGCTCGGCGACGACGAGGCCTATCTGCTTGGTCTCTCCGGTGAGAATGCCGCGATGCGCGATGGCCTGCGCTCGATCGCAACCCAGATCGAAGGCCCGGCGCCGCTCGATGGCGCTACGGCCAGCCGCGACATCACCGGCGAAGATCCGCTGCGCGCAAAGTTGCGCGAGGCTTTGAAGAATCGCCTGCAGGCCTTCGACAGTGATCTAAAGCGCATCGCCGCTCGCAACCAATCGCTCACCAATCAGATCGCCGACCTTAAGTCCGAGATTCGCGGCATCGAGGGCGACCGGCGTCGCATGGCGGCCGAACGTGACGAACTGACCGCTTTGCTGGACCAGAGCCGCCAGAGCAACGGTAATCTTGCCGTGCAGGTCGCGGACCTTACCGGCCGCCTCACCTCATTGCAGCGCGACCATGACGCGGCGACGGCGCAGGTGACGACGCTCAATGCCAAGGTGGCTTCGCTGCAAGGTGAGTTGCAGGTGGCGCAGGCGAGCAACGCAGACCTCTCGCGCCAGGTGGCGCAGACCAAGCTGGCGCTTTCGACCGTCATCAATCAGCGCAATTCGCTGCAACTGGGGCGGTCCGATCTCGGCCGCACGATCGACGAACTGCGCGACAAGGTTGCGTCGGTTCAGGAAAGCCAAGCCAATTTCGTCGCGAGCGTCACCGAGCGCACGCGTAACAGCCTCGAGGAAATGGAAAAGACCCTCGAGATGACCGGGCTCAATGTCGAGAACATGATCGCGGCTGCCGAGCAGAACGGTATCGGCAAGGGCGGTCCGTTCATTCCGGACCCGGCAACGGGCGCTGATGAGACCGAGCAAAAGCTGCTCGCCAATGTCGCGACCCTTGATGACGAAGTGGCGCGTTGGGAGAAGATGCAGGTCGTGCTGCGCTCCGTGCCGCTCGCAGCCCCCGTCGATCACTATTACATTTCCAGCGGCTTCGGTGCCCGCGTCGATCCCTTCAATGGCGCGCGGGCGCGTCATGAAGGCCTCGACATGGTGGGCACGCTGCGCTCCGACGTACTAGCGACGGCACCGGGAACGGTCGTCTCAGCCGGCTGGAAAGGAAATTACGGGCGCGTCGTCGAGATCGACCATGGTCTTGGCATACATACGCTTTATGCCCATCTGGATTCGGTTGCCGTGAAGGTCGGGGATGTGGTGGACTA